ATATACATCTTGCTACCCTGCTTCAATACACGATTGTATTCCATCAATGTAAAGATAGGATATGGGCTATGTTCTAAACTATGACGCAAGAAAATGAAATCTACACTTTCATCGTAGTATCCATCTTGTTGTGGGAGAAAACTCATGTCATACTTTTTAATTGTATGCCCATTTGCTTCACACATTTTTACATCTTCAGGGCTAAGTGTTACGCCGGTCAAGTCAGTATAACCTTGCTCTCTCATGTAATTTAGAAAGTAACCAGGACCACATCCCAAGTCTAAAACTTTGCCGTTTTTGGGGATGTTAAGTGGTAGTACATATTGGTCAATGACTTGTTTAGTCAATGTTTCATGCATTGGGCTTGTGCCCTCGTCATATATATGTGCTGTGTAAAGCCATTCGTTGTAAAACTTTAGCTTAATTAAATCTAGGGTGTTGTTTATATCAATCATGTTATTATTTACACATGATTTACTCTGTTGATTTATTTTCTTTTGTAACCTTTAAAGGGTTTGACTATACTCTGGACGTTTGTGTCCGGTAATTCTGTACTTTCGTCATCACCGTGATTCAAGTCTGTTATATCGCTACCAACTGCTTTGTATGCCTGCTTAAGCATTTTAGATTCTTCATCTGTATATGGGTGAGCAGTGTTATAACGACCACTCCATGTTTCAGCATCTAAGTCTAAGGGGTTGGTTCCATCCGCACATGCGACAGCCATCATAATACGATTTAATTCATAGGTACGATCATATCCGCCTGGGTCACGAAACTTGTGCAATCCACGACTAGCAAAAGATTGTCGTTTAGTGGGTTTACCAATTGTACGTTCTGTTAAAAATTCTGATGCTCTCATTTTGGATAACCCTTAAACGCTTTAACTGGACTAGTTTTAACTACATCGGGAGCCTCTTCACTTTTTTTAGTGCTGATTAATACTTTAGTACCAGGTACACCTGTTTCTTTCATAGCATACTCAATATCTTTTTCAATCTCACCATCCATATATGAACTTACAATTAGATTCTCTCCCCAAGGAGTTTCTTTTTCAAAATTATAAGCCGGGATACTATCTTGCACTCTTTCTAGCTGACCACGAGCACCGGCCAATGCTACACCAAAACGATATTGTTTATAGAAATCACTGTTGGGTAATCCTGGAATAGTATATGTACCCGGCATCGCTCTAGCAATATCAACTGACAATGCTGCACGATTTTCCGTTATAAATTCTTTTGCTCTCATACCGTTACGGTCGATTCAGTTTGTATATTAAAATCAGTTTCTGTATCAATATTAGTAATATTAGCAGTGCCATCAACTAAAAGATTTAACCCTGGTACAGGAACTCCTGTCCATGTAATCTGTGCTGATATGAAATGATATATTGTAGTATCTACAATAGGGTTAACTAGAATACGAACATTTGATTCAAAAATGTCCATATCATATCCAGTAAGAACATTACCATTGAATAAGGTATTATGTCCGTTCCATTTCAATCCACTACCATCATTGATTACAGAAACATTTAATGTGATGTTTTCAGTATCAGTAGATTCGGTATCGTTAGAATTAATCTGAAATATACCCTGAGTAAATGTTTCTACTGGCGCTTCAAATATAACTTGGTCAGGACCATCACCTACTGAATATGCGCTTGAAGTAAAAAACCCAGTACTATATAACTGTGTGAAGTTATTATTAATCTTTGCAAAGGCTGTACGTAACGGATCACCTTCCCCATCATTGGGTTGTGCGCCTATATTGATTATTTCTTGGGTCATCTCTATATCCTAAACTATAGTGTATTTATCACTTTAATCAGAATTGACCTGCTCAAAAATCTTCTTCTGCTCTGTATACCACTCTAGTATTGCTTCTAATTGAGCCGCACATTCATGTCTTGTAGCATAGTTTTTTGCTACAACTTCCATTAAATTGCTTAATGTTGTGGTTTTACCCTCAATGGTTTGTAACGGTTTACAGGTTTGTGTCAGTGGTTCCGGCAATTCAGGGAACTTTTGCTGTACAGGAACTACTGTACTACATGCTGATAAAAAGATTACCGATAATAGTAGTAGTTTTTTCATTTTCTTGGCGCCAATATCATCGGTGGAGTAGCCAATTGATTGTGTAAATCAGTAGGAACTTCTATCTGTTTCTTTAACAATGTAGGATCATTCTTTGCTGCTGCGTTGTGGGTAGTGATAACTATCTCAGGGATTTCGCAGATATTGTTATATTTGACAATTTCCCTGTCAATAAATTGTACTATGTCATCACCCTTTTCTTTGATTACTTGCTTCTTAGTAAGTATCTTGGTAACAACTTCTGTGTTTACTTTCTGTGATTCAGTCTCAGCTTTGGCAACTTTAGCTTCCATCTCTTTGACTTTAAGTTCCCAAACTGCTTGCTCGGCTAGTCCACCCTCTAAGTATAAGCCAAAACTTAATACTAGAATACTGATTATCTGTATGGGAAGTTTATACGGGGCAATAAAAGGGATAAAACCTAGAACAAATCCAGCGATAGTTCCTACAACACCGACAAAAAAGATGATATGAGTTACGAAATCAGGAAGATATGATAGAATCCACATTCATATATTTATCTTTTGCTGAAGTATGGATCATTAATTAACCACTCATAATATTTCTGAAATCCTTCAGCTACATCAACTTTAGGATCATATCCAAAGTCTCTACGTGCAGCATCAATGTTCAATGCTCCCCGTGATGGGAAATCACTGTCCTTGGGATACACAGATAGTGTACCGCCCCCTGCTAATTTTAGTGCCATCTGTGCAGCTTCTAATAATGTGACGCTATGGCTCTTTGTAATATTGTATGTTTTGTTCTCGGTGTTATCGCTTAGTGTGGCCGCAACAATTCCATCAGCAGCGTCATCAACATAAGTAAAGTCTAGTGTTTCTTTTTCACCGTTTACTTTTATTGCGTCACCTCGCATTGCTGTAAGTAAGAATTTACTGATAACTCTATCTTCTACATCAAGTGGTCCGTATACTGCGCTTGGACGAATAATAGTATGTACAAGATTAGTTTTGCGAGAATAATCACGCACTAGCCACTCACCTGCTAATTTCATAATGCCATACTGACCTTGCGGTTTACAAATAGCATCTTCTTTTACATCATCGGTAAAGTCACCATATACCATTGAACTACTGAGGTATATGAATTTGCGTACTTCATACTTGTTACTTGATTCTAACAAGTTAAGTAATCCTTCGCTCATTGTACGACTACCTAATGCTGGATTACTATTAACTACTTTCTGTCTAGGGAAACTAGCCAAGTGAATAACAATTTCTGGTTCTTCAATACTAAAGATTCTATCTAATTCTTCACTATTTGAAATATCTTTATTATAGACAAAACTTATATCGCCAATTTTTTGTTGACGTTCATTCATCAAATGATTTATTTCATTTTGAGGGATGATACCGTAGTTAGTTTTGTTATCAACTATTGATACTTGGTGACCTAGTTTTTGCAATCTAGTGACTACATTGTGTCCGATAAGGCCGAGGCCGCCTGTTACTAATATATTCATTTGTACTTTAAACTCCAAAATACGTAATCTTTTGATTTCAAAAAAGCATGTATTGTGTATGAATAACCATATATCATTGGATCGTGATATCTTTTCCAAATAGGAGCAGGTTTGCTTTTTTCCATAATCCACTGTCCTTCCTCTGTTTGTTGCCATTTCCAAATTGGATCAGCAACATACAAATCAGGATCTTCTACATCACCCATCTTGATGGTGTGTACTACGCATTCAATTGTATCTGGTTCTAGTGTCATACTGCCATATCTGCTTTGATAGCAGTATAGCATTTGTATTCAACTAACTCAATATCTTCGGGTAAGAAATCATCTATGTTTTTTATAGCTTGATTAATCTTCAATGTGGGTAATGGTAATGGTTCACGACTCAATTGTTCTTTGACTTGCTCAACATGATTGGTATAAATATGTGTATCACCTGTGCTGATAACTAATTCAGCTACACCCAATCCACATACTTGTGCTATTAAATGAGTGAGTAGCGCATAGCTAGCAATGTTAAAAGGTAAACCAAGAAAACAATCCACACTACGCTGGTACATATGGCAAGATAATTCTTTATTCTTGTTGACATAGAATTGGCATAATACATGACATGGTGGCAATGCCATTTGGTCTAACTCACCTGGGTTCCATGCTGTGAGTATATGTCTACGACCATTGGGATCTTTTTTGATACCCTCTATCAATATCTTTAATTGGTCAATTTCTTTATGATGTATACTACCTTTGCGGTTGTATGTTGAGCCAAACTCATCCATAAAGACTTCGCTTTTGTGTGATACAGGAGTAAGCCAATGTCTCCATTGTACTCCGTATACACGACCTAGATCACCCTCAAACTTTGCTTTAGGTTTCCAGTAACTTGCTAATGCATTTGGTGTCCAGATAGTAGTAACACCATCACGGGTACCATGTGTAAGTTCTGCTAATCTGCGTTCATCTCGGCTACCCTCAATGAACCAGATTAATTCTCCTACACACGCTTTCCAAGCAAGTTTTTTAGTTGTGACGGCTGGAAAGCCCCTACGCAAATCAAAGCGAAGGTGACGTCCAAACACACTAATAGTCCCAGTGCCAGTTCTATCATCTTTTGTTTCTCCGTTTTCTAGAATATCTTTTAATAATTCTAAGTATTGTTTCATAGTCTATTCAATAGTTTATCTGTTTCAGGCTGTATGGTATCAGCAATATTTTGTAAATTAAGTATAAACTCAACTCCAACGACTGAATCATCTAGTTCCTGTAACTTTCTACTCACAACATCTTCTATCTGTTCTGGGTCTAATCCTTGAGTTAAAAATTTTTCAATGTTTATGGTATGTTGTTTTTTACCTTCAAGTTTGATTACTAATTTCTTAATAAACTCTACGGGTATTTTATTTTTTTCAACATCTTCAAGTATATGTTCCCACTTTTCGATGAATTCTGGACTCATTATGCACTAACTTTTGCTCTGGTTTTCTTTACTTTAGGAGCAGGTGATTGCGCGGGCGCTTCAACTACAACTGCTTTCTTAGATGCACGTGGCTTCTTCTCCATTACAGGAGGATCCATTTCTGCTGCTTGTTTCAATAGATTTTGGCTTTCAGTCATCAATCCTTTTGCTTCAGCTGCCATTCTAGCCGCTTGTTGGCGCAAATTGTTTGCTAATGTTTGATCACCTAATGCATCATTGCTACTAGCCATTAACGGTGGTTGTGTAACTTTAGCATCACGGGTTTTTTGTTCACGCATTCTACGTGCTACATCTTGTGGATCCTGTAACCCGCGGCTCTTGTCTAACTCAGCCATACGTTTAACAGCATCTTCTCCCTGCTTCATCTCAGTCAAAATTTTATTAAGTTCATTTAACTTAATCTTAGATTGACTATTTGGGGTGACAACGATTAATTCAGTATTTACTTTTTTCAGTAAACCTTCTCTATGTAATACTTGTAGTATTGGTTTACCATCTAAACCCAAGGTTCGATTTAGCGCATCTGATAATGATTCAGAATGTTGCCCAATATCACTTTCAATACAACGGATCAATGGATCGTGAATGTGTTGATTTAGTGTTTCGGTGTATGTTACCAGACACATGTGGGGCTCACCTGGAACCTCACGAAAAATGATAGCAACCTTACGATCACCGTGTTTACCGACATGTTTTAAAAAACTCATATTATTCTCCTAGAGTACATAGATATTTAATATCTATTATACTCAATGAAATATTTTCTATGAGTATTATTTGGTCAATGAATCCAGCAATTTATATTGCTCATATGCTTGTACAACCGCAGGTGTAGTATTACGATTTTTGGGAGAAACTTCTACCCAAACATCATCAAGTAAATCAGGGTGTAAGAAGGTATTGCCTAACTGCACAAAGTTTCTTGGCTGATGTACCTTGCCACCTTTGTATAATCTACTAGCAAGTGCTTCTACTTCTTCCCATGGCTTAACAGCAATATCATAATGTTCTGGATTGCGTGAAGACCAATTACCATCCTCATAATATTGTTTAACTATTTTAAGGAAACTTTCATAGTCCTTAGATTGTGTCCGAGTAATAAGCAATAGTACGTCATCCTCGGACACTTCGTCCAGTAATATACTACGCAAACATCTACCCAAACTTGTTCCAATATACATCATACAATCACCTGTGTTTTCTTATCTGCTCTGTCACTATAAAATTTATGTCCCACGTTACGAATAGCATCTGCCATTACTTGTGGACTATCTTCAAAGGTTTCTCTAATATCTTGTTCAGATAATTCTGAATCAAAGGCATAGATTTCATAATGTCGTTGACTATTTACTCTAGCCCTCAATATCATCATCTCTAATGGAACATGTGCTGGCTTAAGTGTTTGATTTTGTTCTTTGAGAATACGAAAGATATTTTCTTTTTCCCATTGCTCATGTTCTTTTTCAATTTGTGTAACATTAATAAGGGCTTCAAGCCCAGTCATGTCCCACATTGCCACAAACCTAGTTGTTTTCTTTTTTGATGAGCGCATATACTATTTCTGCTTGTTCTATTGAATCACGTAAACTAGGTTCAGTCTGTGCTAACTTAAGTATTTCTTTCCAAGTAATCCATTGTTGGGTGAGTTTATCTTCAGGATTTTCTTTTATCAATTCACGGCTAGACAATCCACTCTTACGTGAGTAGATTGTCTTGCCTCCATCAGGACTCTCGTAAACAGTTAATTCTTCAATTGACGTTATCATCGTCATGGTTAGTAAAAAAAGTATAGCACTTAGCAATGATTAACATCACCACTAGTGCTACACCGCCTAAGGCAAGTAATGCTTCAAAAGCCATTTATACCTCGTCATACAATGCGTATGTACCGAATGGGGGATTCGGATTCTTGTCACCATGAATGATCCATGTAGTATCGCAGTAGTCTGGGTCGCCCCATGACCCATTGGGATATCCATCAGTAAATACAATCAGTCGCTTAGGGTCAATTGCATTATCTTTCAAGTATTTAAAGATACAATCAAAGTCAGTACCACCACCACCTTGTGGTTCGTATTCATCAATACTGTCCATGTTATCACTATGAAAGTCTTGCGGGTTGTATGTATCAGTATCAAAACAGAATACATGAACCTTGTAACCATCAAACGAATCCATCATACCACCAATCTCACCCAAGAACGCCTGTGCTTGTTTGTTGCTGATAGAACCACTCATATCAAGTGACACAACAACATCAATTTCTTCTCCGGGAGTCATGCCGGGCATGATAGCATCCATGTGCCAACCTCTACGTGAGGGACGCATCCATGTGTAGTCAGTACGAATACTGCTAGTCAAGTTAGTTTGAATCAGTTCACGCCAGGGCATGACTGGATCAGTATGTTGCTTGATTAGTCGTTCGACACCTGCGGGCAATTGTCCAGCTTCAGCACTTTGTGCCGCGCTGATAATTGCTTGCTTCATTTCTTGACGGGCACGTTCACGTTCCTCGTCAGTCATCTTGGGACGACCTTTGCCTTCACTTTCAGGACCTTCACCGTCGCCTGCGCTATCACCATCACTATCCATGTGATCATCCAGCATTTGTTCAATCAAGTCATCAATGTTAATCTTCTGAACATTTGACATCAAATCATCATAGATTTCCTCAGCAGGCTTGCCGTCATATTTCTTTTCATACAAGCATGGGACGCTTGTGATAAACTGACCAACATTGTGCCGCTTCAAGTCAGCATTAACTGCGTAGTCATCAGCAATATTCCACATTTGTGGATCACGATTACCACGACGGTCCATGTGTTCGTATACAACGTGCAATACTTCATGACCAACTAGAAATTCTACTTCTTTGGGTTTCAATAGCATAATGAAACGACTATTGTAATAGAATTTCAATCCATCAGTAGCAGCAGTACCACACCAGTCATCAGCATTAGTTAGTTTGAGACGGGTAGCAAGATTGCCAAAGAATGAATGACGCAATAGCAAACCCACACGTGCCGAAATCAATCGTTCACGGGCTAGCATATCAATCTTAGGATCAGTGGGTCCAATAAGATTTTCATATTTCTTGCTACGTGTTTTCTTTTTTGCAATTACGCTACTCATATACAATCCTTTATCTAAAATATGCTATATTATAGCACAACATCTATTTAAACGCAAGTAAAAAGAGTGAGAATGTTCACACCATTCTCACCCATAAAATCAATTGCCTGCGTCTACAATGTACTTACCGTACTTTTTGTGAAACTCATCAAAGTGTTTCAATTGACTAGGCTCAATCGGCAACTTGTAAGTCTTAAGCGCAATTTTAGCACCCATTACAACCAACTCTGTTTCAAAGTTAGCCATGATGTATGTGAAGAAATTGTCAGCCATTTCGTGAAACTTTTTGTTGTTCACTTTTTGTACTTCCAATGCATCCTTCAACTCATAGCACATTGAAATTGTCAATGAATACATTGCCGAAATTTCTTTCACAGACAATGTAGTTACTTTGCCAGAAAGAATATCTGCCGGGTCGGGCATCTTGCCTGATGTTTTGCGATGGGCCGCAAACTTAACTGCGAGACCTTCACCAACTGAACCTGCAATCAGATTGAACAACGTATCAGTATCAGTATCTGCCTCGTCATCTAGCAAGTCAGAAACAAAGCACCAAGTGCGTGGTGTAGCGAAAGCACGGCTTGAACTTTTGCTATCAAAATCGTACAAGTCTTGTTTAGCAAACGACAAGTAACCAACCACGTCCTTGTGAATGCCTTTGTTAACTGCCCAGTTTTGCCATGCAGTAAAGTCAGGACGCATTTCCAAGTGCAAGAAACGATTAGCGAGGGGCATCGGCATACGATAAGTAACACCTTTGTCAGATTCACGATTACCTGCTGCTACGATAACAACATTGTCAGGCAATACATACTTACCGACACGGCGATTAAGAATCAATTGATAGCCAGCAGCCTGTACTGCGGGTGATGCGCTATTCATTTCATCTAAGAAAAGAACAACGATAGGGTATTGTGATGCGAGGTCCTCGTCAGGCAAGTCTACGGGAGACGCCCAATCCATCTTGTTGAGGTCCTTGTTGAAGTATGGGATACCACGAATGTCAGTAGGCTCCATCTGTGCCATACGCAAGTCAATCATATGACCGCCAAGTTCAGCAGTTACTTCTGCTACAACTTCTGATTTACCGATACCGGGAGGGCCCCAGAGAAAAAGTGGGCGCTTAGATTTAAATGCTTTCAACATAGCCTTGCGGGCTTGTACTGATGTTACTGTAAGATTGTCGCTAACTACTGAATATGCCATTTTGTTTCCTTTAAGATATTTACTAACACTAACAAACTAAAAACACAGTATAACAGAAAATTGATTTATCGTCAAGATATCTGTTATACATTTTGGGTAAGAGATTATTCCTCAAACGCACGGCGTAGAATCAACTCTTGTTTACTATATGCCTCAATCTCCCATGGCATTTGTAAGTAAGGAGTTTTCTTACCGTACATCTTGCCCAACCAAGTGTGGCCGCTACGCTTTTGTTTCAAAGTACCCTTTGCCAACTGTTTCACATGGACCATTTCGTGGGCCAATGTCAAACCCAATTGCACTAGGTTACGTTTGGGTTTAATAATAACCAAGTATGCGCCTGTCCATTTAGACAAGTCAATTGTCATTCCTTCAGTCTCGCCTTCGCATTCGTTTTTAATACGGATTAACAAAGCCTTGCGGCTTTTTTCTAAGCCAAGTTGACGCACCATTGAGGGTAGCATTGCCTCAACAAATTTTTTGCTACGGGCGGACCCTTCTACTTCAATTTCCATTATACTAATCCATGTTCTATTAATTGAATAGCTTCTTCCTTTGCCTCTGCCTTAGTGTTTGCACCTAAGCAAACAATCTCACCTTTGTAATGCAGGGTATAGCAACTAAGTACCGAATCGTATTCAATATGTAAATTCATTACATGCTCCAAAAAGTTTCGCTAGAGGGGGAACAGCACAGGGGAGTGTTAACATCTTCCTGATATTCAATACCACTCATGAGATTCTTGCGAGTCACCATGTTAGGTTTGTAAGTTTTGGTATCAACGATACTCAGTTCACCAGCAGACCAACCTGACTTGTTACACAGACGGGTCCGTGTAGCACGGGCAGACGCAAACGTTTTGTAAGTCTGGGTACGATTTTTTCCGTCTGTAACGATAAGTCCGGTGCCCCGAGCGATAACATAATAAGCCATTTTCTAGTCCTTTATCTAACTGTCTAAGTCTATATTATATACCCAAACTGATTTATTGTCAAGTTTGGGTATGTTGTATTTTTACAACACTTGAGCAACTGAGTAGTTGTTCAATTTTGTAATACTTTCAATATGTGAATCAATTATTGATTGTTCAGTATTGAGCGGCAATTCTCTAAAGTATAATGTTTTGCCTAGCATTACTTTATCTTTTGCGTTTGTTTTAGTGTAATCACTAGCAGCAATTAGCAAACAAATTTCTTCATTGCTATAGGGCCGTTTTTTTACTGAAACTTTGAAGTACAAAGTACTTACTGCGTTTGCTTTGAATTTCATAACTGCCTTTCAACTGATTAAGACTCTATTATATACCCAAAACCATTTATTGTCAACCTGAGGCCTCAGAGTGGGCCGGGGTTATTTCATTAGCAAACCCATAAGAATTAGCTTTTCTAAATGGTCTATTGCTTTGTTTATCTTTTCCACTTGACTTTGGGTGTAATCTGTGCTACGAATTCTACGCCCATTTACTTCAAGTTTACTTAATTCTGTGACCATAAGCTGAATATTATTAAACATCTTTTTCAAGTCTGGATTATAACCAATACTATTCAAATCTTTACTTATTTGTATAGATACTTCTTGCCAGTCTAAAGCAGTTTTAATTTTCATACCGTTATTCTACATCAAAAAGGTATTTATGTCAACCATTTTCGCAAACATAAATAGTTGTGATGAAACCCACAATCGCATTATTTCTGTACGACCCAAAATGTTCCGTTCAATCCGGAAACGGAATGCTGAAGGCTTTAAGTGAATATTATAACTTTAAAATCTTTAGCAAAAACAAATTGGAATACGATTTCTTTGACAATGTGGATATGATTGCCGTTCCCGGCGGTATTGGTGATAGTGATACATTCAAACAACTATTCAAAAATAATGGAAAACGGGTAACTGACTTCATCCATAATGGCGGTAGATATTTGGGTATCTGTATGGGAGCATATTGGGCAGGTAGTTATTACCTAAATGTATTGGATGAAGTTGATGCTGTTCAATATATTAAACAACCCGGAACTGATACACGTAGACCACATGCTAAAAATTTACCAATAACATGGAAAGATGAACGCATGAATATGTTCTTCTATGATGGGTGTGCTTTAGTTGGTAATAGACACAAATTCAAAACAATTGCTACATACGCCAACGGCGATCCAATGGCAATATATCAAAAACGCATAGGACTAATTGGTTGTCATCCAGAATCAGAACCATTTTGGTATGATAGTTACAGTTATATGCGTGATAAATGGCATGGTGGTAGACACCATGAGTTGTTGTTAGATTTCACTAACGACTTAATGAAACGTTAATTACAGTGGGGTGAGACTGTCTCGGAATATCTTCCAAGCATTATCCCAACTCCAACGTTGACTGCCTTTTAATACTCTATCTCTATCTAATTGTAGACAACTAGAAATTGCGGATGTTAAATCTTCATTAACAAATCCTGTAACACCCTGATCAATTACATCTAGTGGTCCCTGTACAGGATAAGCAGCAACAGGAGTACCGCATGCCATTGCTTCTATCATTACTATGCCAAACGTTTCCCATTTACTAGGGAATACAAAAACATCAGCATTAGCATAATATTTTGCTAATTCTTTTCCAGTTTTGAATCCTACAAATTCTACGTCGGGGTATAATTTTTCTAGTCTAGCACGGTCTGGACCATCACCTACTAATATTTTTCGTGTATTGGGATAATCTAAACTACAGAAGGCATCTAAATTCTTTTCTGGACTAAGTCTACAAACACACAATAATACAACTTCATTTGATTTACTATTACGGCATGAAATATTAAATATATTCCTATCAACACCGCGTGTCCACGATTTGATATCTCCCCAGAATCCGTTGTCTTTAAGTTCTTTGACCATGCTATCAGTAGTAGTCAATACACGACCACTATGTTTGTGAAACCAACGAACATACTTCCAAGTAACAGATTCCGGTATACCTAATACTTTTTTTAATCCCTCAGGAAACTTAGTATGGTAAGCAGTATTGTACTTACGATGGTGCTTGTCAAGATAAAATCTAGCGTACAGACCAAGAGGACCTTCTGTGGCGATATGTATATAATCCGGAGCCACCTTCCTAATCTTCTTCCCAATTTGCCAGGGAAACGAAATTTTAACTTCACGGTAGCCTGGGCAACTAACATGTACGAACTCCATGGGAGTAAGCAATATAACATTATAACCGTCCAGAATCGCACGTGCCTGAATATTTTTATAGGTTGTGACAACGCCATTTATTTGCTCCGGTAAATTATCAGTTATTATCAATATTGTCTTTGTCATTTTCTTGTGTCCATGTTATTATTTCCCATTTGCCGCCATGATGTTCTACAAGTGCCGTACAACTTTCAACCCAGTCACCATCATTCATGTAGGTGATACCATCAATATATTTAATCTCGGCATGATGAATGTGACCGCAGATTACCCCGTCATACCCACGTTTCTTACAGTAGGTAGCAAGATTCTGCTCAAAATGAAAAATAAAATCAACAGCCTTTTTAACACGCTGTTTCAAGTACTGACTAAGACTCCAATAACCAAATCCCAATTTATGTCTTATCCAATTGAATCTACTATTCCATCTTAGGATAATATCATATGCAGTATCTCCCAAGAATGCTAGCCACGGCGCTAGTCTAGTAATACCATCAAACATATCTCCATGCACTACAAGATAATGTTTGCCATCAGCACCTATATGTTCTATTTGATTGTGTATCTCAACGAGTCCAAAACTGAATCCGTAAGGAATCATAGGCCTAAGAAATTCGTCATGATTCCCAGCCACATAAACAACCCTAGTACCGCGTTTAGCATGACCAAGCACCCGGCGAACCACATTAGTATGGCTCTGTTTCCATCGCCATTTGTTTTGTTGGATTCTCCAAGCATCTATTATATCTCCTACCAGATATAGTGTATCACATGTATTATGTTTAAGAAAGTTGTTTAACTTGTCAGCTTGACTATCCTTTGTACCAAGATGAACATCGGATATAAAGATTGATCGGTAAGTTTTCATACATGTTTGTTCTCACTCTTATTTTATATATAAAAAAGAGCCTTTCGGCTCTTAGTACTGGTTACGAGTTCCAGTCTCCGCTCAATCGTGCGGTCGGTTTTATTCGTGACTATCTTCTTCGTGATCTTCCTCAGTTGCCACTACAGGATTACTATTAATTGATACCTTAACATTTTCAAATTGCTCTAGTTCTTCAACAAGAGTTTTGATACATGTAATTACTTCCAATGCGTTAGAAAAAGAATGACCTTCATCCAACTCTACATTAACTGCCATATTGTATACGTTCATTTCAAGTTTCATTTTGTGCTCCTTTGGGTTAGTGAATGGCTCATGACCATTCAAACTTATTTAGAGTATAATACATTACGATCCTATGACAGTATTACATAATTATTTAGTTTCATACACATGACAGATATATGACAATCATGTTATACCAGCGGGTTGTAGATAAATATCATAAAGGAGAATATATGTCTATACTAGAAACGCTTAGAGTCCAACGCTGGGACGATCATCGCTACTATCATCACAGCCGCATTAATCAATTCTTACATTTAATTAGTGCGTTATCTTTTATAGTGGCATATATTTATTTGTTCATTGACCCTGTAATTAGTGCTTACATTGCATGGTTCATCTCAATGACTACACGACAAGCAGGACATTTCTTTTTTGAACCAAAAGATTATGACACATATAATCAAGCTACACAGGAACATAAAGAAGAAATCAAAATTGGTTATAACTTAAAGCGCAAAAGAGTATTGATTGCTTGCTGGTTAGCTGTTCCATTACTAGCGTATTTTGATGCGGCATTGTTTAATTTTGTCATGCCAGATGCTGCGCCAGACACATTATTAGATAGAATTGGTTGGGGTTGGTTATGGTTGGGTGTTGCTGCTGTAGTGTTTCGTATGATACAACTTACTGCTATACAAAGTCGCCGTGTCGCATTGGTATGGTGTATTAAGATACTTACAGACCCATTTCACGATGCTATTATCTATCGCAAGAGTCCTATATATTTAATGCAAGGACAATTAATTGATCCTGACTTAAGACAAGACTATGAATGAAAAAAGGCCCTTACGGGCCTTTTTTATTGTCCAATTAAATTTTAGAAATTGTGTTCTAAACCTAATGCGTACTTAGTAGTTGTTGCTGCTGCATCTTCTTTGATGTAACGAGCATGAACTGTTGTACGCTTGCTTAAACTATAGCTAGCACCTAAGTCAAATGCCTTAGTTGTGTCGTTTGTACCATAGCTAGCAAGAGCCATCAATGATCCAGTCAATGGTTGATTAACACCAATTGATTTACCGCTGTTAGTTACGCCTGAAACTTTGTCATCAGAGTATGTAGCGAAAACAGTTGTACCTGTCTTTTCAACTTTAACTTTTGCACCATAGATTGTTGAAGTACTTGTTGTACCGTTATCAAAATTTGCTATAGTAGCAGAAATTGGACCACGAGTAAATTCAATACTAGCAGCTTGTGGGTTATTAACGCCTGCTACTTCGCTATTGCTATTGATGTAGTTAACAGTTAAACCAGCCATTGGGGTAGCTGATACAAACAACGCATTACTGAAACGTGAACCTTGAGCAGCGTGAATGACTGCGGTACTTGAACCGTATACATTACCCATTGCGTCATAGTTATCAAGTGTACGTGCGATTGTGTGCTTGTCACGACCAACATTAACTGAACCTAAACTGTTTGATAAACCTACAATCATGGTTCTGTCACCCAATGTTGATGCTGCTGGAGCATCTGCACCGATACCAGTTTCAATTGTGAAGTTAGCAGATAGCCCGCCACTCAATGCTTCAGTACCTTTAAAACCCAAACGACTTGAATCGTTAGTGAGTGCTGTCACTGCTGACGCAGATCCAACTGTTACTGATTCTTCATACACACGCATTTTACCGTAAACGGCTACTTGTGCTGATGCTGCAAGAGATGCAGCGGCTAAAATTGTCGCAATTGCGATTTTCTTCATATTAAATTTCCTTTAAATAAAAACCTGATATTACTCAGGCTAGATGAATATTTAGCAGTAGAAATACAGTCAAATAAATTATGTATTCTCGCAAAGTAAGTATACTTTTTGCGTAATGTGTGCTGCTTTATTTGCTTCTGAGATTCGTAGCCAGTTCATTGGCAGTAATTTCGTCTTTGCCCAATTTTTCAAACACACCTAATATACTATTGTACAATTCTGGGCTACCTTTTATATAACGTTGTTTTCTTTCACAACCGGTAATTAATAAATTTTTATTAATTAAAGCATTACCATTAGTTACTCTAAAAGATACTGATACTCTATGTGTTAAAGTATCTTGTGTTTTGTGTATTACATCTCCGCGAATTAAAAGAAGATCGCCGGGAATTAAGTCCGGGGTAACGCTAATTGATTCTATTCCAATTGGCATAGTATATTCGATTCCTTCATTGTCATTGTGAACAAGAGTTATATTTTTAGAAGCTACACACCTAGAAGCACCTTTGTATTTGAAATTATTTACATATTCTGGTAGCGAGGTTTCTAATATATCAAATGGGATGATACTTAAACCTGATAAATTTGGATTTGGTTTTATTATTGGGATGTAGAAATTTAAGTATTGATAACTTTGTTGAAAAATATACCATGGTTCATGGTCTTGATGCCAGTCATAAGAACTACCTTGCGTTGATATATAATTCCCTTCTATCATAGTTAGGTCAACATTTAGTATATTTTGTTCTTTAATATAGTCAGTTGTTTTTAGTATTTGTTTTTCAAGCAACATCCTAACATTATCAGACATTCTGTAATAAGCATAATTTTTGTTGAACGTTTTTTGTTTTTTATAATAATCTGCTACTAATAACTCCATAATGTCATTATTTAAAAATGACTTAACCACTACATACCCTTTGGTTAATAAATCATTAAAATTAACAGATTGATTTTCGAATGTCATAACTTTATTTATCAAGGTAGAAACCCGCCGAAGCGGGTTCTGCTATTTTCTGTTACGAGGTATAACTACCCTAAGCGGCGTTTAGGCTGCTAATGCGAACAATTCGTCGTTTGCGGTTACGGTTTTTCTTCTTTTTACATCGTTGCTGATGAGCGCCAAATCTTAACTACTATCCTGTCGGTCGATCCCAAGTCACCCCCATCAGAAACATACTAGTTCTCAGTGACCGATGCCGTTAAATAACATCGATGTATCTAATATGCTTTTGGTGGAGGTGGGGAGAATTGAACTCCCGTGTCGCCAGTATTTCCTAAGCAGGTTTACGCTGTTCTTTTATTTATCACCAAGTTTTCTTGGCTATCCAATGTTGTATCTCTTGTAATTTCCACGCTAGTCCCCAGGGCAGTGTGAAAAATATCTTATTACCATTTGGTGTATACATGGTTTTACCATCATTGTCAACACCCATTAACCCAATAAACATAAGTTCTCCTTTAATCAATGCGAGTATAGTTTAGTACCATACCCACACCATATATAGATTCTGCTAACATCTTGGCTTGCAAATCATTATCAGCATTGATTGTTACATCAGCCGTCTGATATTGATTTAATCTAACCCAAACTTTATAGCGATACATTATTTTGTACAGGTACGCTCACGGTAAATCTGACCATCGGGTTGTTGAATCTCTTTCCATGCTGTACACACAGTTTGAGTCTGAACTATTACTGTCTGTGGTTGTTGAACAACTACTGGTTGCGGTTGATTTTGATTAGCAATTACTGCTCCTGCAATTCCACCAATGATCAATGGGGCTACCCAATCATTGCGTTCAACAATAACTGTGCGCGGTTCAAAACGAGGGCCGCATCTTGGATGCCGATGATCTATCCCCCAACGACAATCCATATCAGCAAAAGCCATATTACTGACTAACAAGGTTACGGCAACCAAAAGTACTTTTTTCATAATTTATCTCCTATACATATATAACGCAGTAGGCATGTGTTTAGTTGACATTATTGGACAACAAGGTGTCCAGTAGCATACATGATTGCCATAACCGGGCCGGCAATATGTTCGCCAATTTCATATAATGCCCAAACAGTTAATGCGACTGCCCACCATGGATTGGTTTCGGCTTTGTGCCCCAACCACATAAAGAATTTAGCATGTGCCTGTCCAATTTTGTTTGCGAGTTTAACTATCATAGTTTGTATTTAGTCTCATAGTAAGTACGTAACCAAGGCCAATCGTAACTCAATCGTAATTTCTCAAAGTCACCATTCACCTCATTGTAGTATTCTACAGCATGTTGGGCCGCATCCAAACTGTATTGGGCAAACTTACCTAATCCAACGTTTAGCCAATAATCTAATCGTTCTTCATTCTCATCAGTTTTGGATGCTTTAAGTTTGATACATTCACGGAACGCGGTACGCCAGGTGTCCCATTCGCTAGTATTAAACATTGCTGTTCCGCTATTAATTTCAACAACTTCATGTTCACTATCCATAGTAAAGTCTAATCCAGTACCAAAGTTTGCTAAGGTAAGTTTCTTGTTGTTAGCAACAATAGCTTGGTGACCATATACTAATCCATTTACAGGATTTGTCGCATGGAAAATATAATGTTTTGGTATCTGTAAACGATCTGGTTGCCAATCAAAATCAAACTTTGGATCGACTTTCAATTTGGCATTAACTAAGAAGTACCATGGGGTATTACTACTAGTTGCTGCCGCATGTTGACTCTTTACACGACCACCTACTCCATCTATTCTTACAACCTTGTTTGGTAACTTTTCAGTTAGTTTTAACAAGTGTTCATAGTTTGATTCAGCACTAGCTTCGCTGTTACTAAAGAATACAATGTCCAATGGGTTAGACTTAGCTAATTTACTATTAGTCATAATGTATGGATAATCATACAATTCTTTCTTTACATAGTCTTTAGCTTCTTTGGGCACAACAATACGTGTTCCACCCATACTAGTTATTTGAATATTCCTAGACTCGGGTGACCATAAACTGATTGGTTCTACATCAAGTACATTAACGTCTTTGTTATCTGCTGTAACAAATACAGCATACGGGAAGTTAAATTCTGTTTTGATACTAGATACGTGACTATCACCCTCAGTAACTATAACTGGGGCAGGCAATCTCTTAACACGTTGACTTTGATTGAAGTCAATCTTAGTATAATCATCAAGTATCTTCAATTGCTTAATCAATGAACGTAGTTTGTTAACATCAATTAAGAAGGTATCACCAAACTTTTGTTTATCACTTGGGAATACATGTAGTTGTTCTTTGGCAAACGGGTCACATATATAACTAAAATCAAAACTGCTATAATCACATACACTACTACATATCCAAAGATAATGTTCTTTCTTCTCTGGCAATGTTCTTAATAGTTTAGTAAATGTTTTAAGATATGTTGTGTCAAACTTGATTGTAGTGACTGGCAAGTTAAATTCAGGAGCTTCATTGCCATGATCAATGTAAAAAATATCATATAGACGATTAACTGCTCTTGCCTTTTTGCTTTTAACAAAGTTAAGCATAGATAGATGTTCAATAATCTTCACGTACTTTGTATCTTCAATAAAGTTTTCTTTATTAACCATAAAGGTTGTACCCCAATGACTCCATTGTGTTCCAAACACATGTATCATTTTCATTTGCCATGGACTAGGATAGAAGTCAAATTCAAAGTTACCATAGTCTAATTCACTATTCAATACCCAGAACAATTTAGTTTCAGATTTGTTTATACAACGAGTAATCGTATCTACCCAACTGTTAAGATATCTTGTCTTTTGTAGTTGCGGATAACGTAGTTTCAATTCTTCAAAACGTTGATTGCTTTCACTATTGCTTCTATCAATAAAGAACATACTCAAGTTACTGTCAACTTGAACAGTTTGACCTTCAACATAGTTGTATTCTTTGTGTCCTTTTGTATACATAGGTCCGTTGACATAGTATGTTTGTGTGTCTTTACTATATTCATTACCAAATACATTTATATGTCTAAAGTTTTCCTGATTAGGTCTCCAGCTAAAGTCAAACTTATCATAATTCAAATCAGGATTGATAGCCCAGAATACTTCTTCAGGATGTTCTTTAACTAAGTTATCCAATGTTGTTTTGATAGGATAA